TCGCCGGTGGTTTCCACCTTGATATCGGACAATCCGTTTAGAAATTGCAGCCAGCGCGCCTGCGAGTTGGTTGGTAGCTCGGTGAGGCGGCGAGTTGGGTGCATCGCCCGGCGCATGGCATAGTGCAGCGGGATCTTCTTCTCGACCTGCTCGAATAGCGTCCCGATCCGGTGCCATTCGCGGCTGCGCAATTGCAGGAAGACATCGCTTCGCCAACTCATGTCAATGCAGCCCGATGACGTGCTCATTTGCGGGGTTGGATGCCGGGTTTTCGAGCCGCTCGATGCGGTTGATGTCGCCGATTACGCGTTTCAGGCTTTCGGTCAAATCTTCCAGCAGCCGCCGTGCTAAATCACGCCGGGGATGCGCCGCGAAATGCAGGTTTTGAATACCCCTATCCAGATGGTTCATTAACCTGCGCGCATCCGCGAGAAACTTGGTTGCCGGCGCCGGAGAGATCCGTCCATGCTTCGCTTGCGCCTGCAATTTCCGATCTGCTACCTCGGTGATATGGCGGTCTACAACCGCAATCGCGGCATTGTCGTCGCGCGTGCCCTTCACTTCCTTTGCAATTGCCTCGACCTCAGCCGACGCAAGGTTTTGCAATACGGCGAATTGACACAATTTTTGAAACGCCGGGTCGCTGTGGATACCATTCATCGCCAAGAGGCTTTGCTTTGATAATTTAACGTGTTTGGTGAAGTCGAAACCAAAGCCGCGAGCCCGTTTAATTACTTTTTGTTCGACCGCTGTCGTTTTCACGGCGTCGTATTTTATATTCCATTCCTTGGCGAGCGCAGACAGGGATCGGTCGGGGTAAGCGTCGTGCAGTTGCAGAATCTGCAAGACCCGATCGCGGATGCTGACTCCATTTCCCTCGATCGTATTCAACTGCCGCATCAATACCTCTTGCCGGTATTGGTCCGGCTCGGATACCACGTAAGAATCGAACGAGGTAATGCCGGCTAACTCAGCAGCGGCGGTGCGGTGCACTCCGGTCGCGATCAAATATTTGAAGCTGCTGAACGCCGGATCGAGCGCCAGCAATACAATCGCAGGAAACTCGACGCCGTCCTCCATCGCCAAGCCGTAATTCTGCACCCGCTCGTCATCGAGGCGAGTTAGCAAGCGCGACGGGTTCTCGCGCGACGTTTTCATATCAATTTCAGCGAAAGGAACAGCGGCGCGAAATTCCCACTTCCAATTGCCGTGCGTCAGAAATTGCTCGGTCTTCGGGTCTTTCATGTCGCGCTCCCCTCTTTGCTCTTCGCGTTCACCGCCTCCAGTACCGCTCGCGCCGCATCGCCGTCCTCGGTCCGGCACTTGCCATAATGCGGCAGATCGCTGAGTCGGCATTTCCGCGCCTCGGCCGGTGTCGCCTGCTCGACCAGCGCCACGAACGCCTCGGACCAGGCCCGCCAGTTCGGCTCGCCGTCGTCGCCGGCAACCGGCACCAGCGCCCGCACCGCCGCGGCGAACGGCGCCGCAGGCGCCTCGCTCAGCGGGCCGGTTGCCTGGTCTTCGGGGGCGGCGCCTAGCGCATACCGGATCGGTGCGGCCTGCGCCTCGCCGATCGGCGGCAATCCGAAAGGGTCTTCGTCCCGCGCGCGATCCGCGTCGGCCTCTGCGGCGACGCCCTGGTAGCGGGAGAGGTCCGGCCGCAACAGGTTGCGCTCCAGCGCGCTCAGCGGACCCCAGAATGCTCGGAACATCTCGGTGCCCTGCATTGCCGCCGCCTCGGCTGTCAGGCGCAGCACATCTTCGTCGACGACCGGAGCATCGGCGGCGAACGCGTCCAAGTCCGCGGCGGTGTTGACCGGCGCTGCCGGCGGCGTGATGTCGATCGGCTCGCGCCGCGGTATATCTTCCGCTTCCTCTCGGGTAATGACCCCGCGTAACAGGTCGGGAAACGCATCGCGCAGCGCGAATCCACGGGCGCGCCACTGCAGCATGCGCCGAGGATATTGTGCCCAAGTGCCCGACTTGCCTGCTAGCCCTGCACGTTTTGCGTCGGCCATGCTGAACCGTGCAACAACCGGCGCCTTGCCCTTGCGGCGAGCCTCGCACACCGCCGTAAGCCCGTCGCCCTCGCCCTCGTATCGCTCGATAACGTCGTCGCACAGCGGCGAGCCCCGCACGATCGCCAGCAACGCGTCACCATAGACGCACGGCTTGCCGTTGATCAGCGCAATGCTCTGGATCGCCTGCAGGGGAGCAAGGCCCAACTCTTTCCCCCACTGCACGGCAACCAGCACATTCTCGGGCTTGCCGCGATAGTCCGGCGGCACCATGGTCGATCGTGCCAATCGCTCGGCGAACTGGAATGCTTCGGCCAACGTCGTCGGCTCAAGCGAGTGACGCGTCGTCGAACTTAGCTCATTGCTCGGCATCGGCTCCCTCCTCCTCGGCGGCGGCGCGCACGCGCAACACCCGGATGTCCCGCGCCGGGATCACCGTCTCGCGCCGGTGCTGCGATTTGAATGTGATCTCATAGCCCGGCAGCCAAGCACTCGATGCCGGGCCTAGTGCCGCCTTCAACGCCGCATCGATCTCGGATACGCGTTTCTCGGCAGCCGATATCTCAGACTTCAATTGTGCGCGCTCGGGCAGCGAAGCGCAGAGATAGTTGTCGGTGCTCAAGTCTACGAATGAACCGTCATCGAGGTCGGCCGCAATCTCGTCGCTACGGATTGCGGGCGGAACCTCGCCGCGCACGAAATGGTCCCACCAGTACCGGGCCGCCGTCAGGATACGCTGCTCGGCCGCCTCATGCCGGTTCACCTCGAATGTGTAGAGCGGGAAGCTCGGCGAGCGCACCAGTACGGCGAGATAGCCGCGCTGCTTGTCGCAAACCAACATCTCGGTCAGGGTCTGAAGCGTGTACGCCAACGGCGGGTGTCCTCGCCATTTCTGCCATTGCTCAACCGACGTGGTTTTTATTTGGATCAGCCCGTCGTCATCCAGCCAGGCGTCGGGCGTGGCGCCGAGCATGTATTCCGGTATGCGGTGATAGGTGGTCGCCTTGCTTACCCGCCACGTCGGATTGTCATGCTGTACCGCCGCCAGTGCGCCCGGCTCAAGCACGATGCCCGCCCGCATCGAGGCTGTCGGCGGCTGGTTGCTGCCGCCGCGCTTGCTGTCGGCAAGGTCTTCCAAGGTCATGAAGGGGTGGCAGTCAAACAGTGCGGCAATCGCACTGGCGGTGATATCGCCCTCGCGCCAGGTGAGCCATTCACCGCGCGAGATTATCTCCCGCACCTCCCGCACCAACTCGCTCATAGCGCCAGCGCCGCCAGTACCCAGCCGACTGCCGCTACCCACAGCATGAGTCCGGCCGGCACAAACAACGACCGGCAACGCCGCCGACGCCGTGCGGGCTGCTCGAAAACGCAATTCGAGAACGATATGGCGCCCATGTTCATCGCCTCCGTCGCTCACAATTTAGCCCGTGGATACAAAACGCATCGCTGGCAAACGCATTGCCGGTGCTGCAGCTCGCGCTCAGCGGCGGCTCGGGCCGCCCCACCGGGCGCCACAGGCCGGTCAGGAGCGCACTCGCCGCAAGCGCGCAGATCCCGGGGTCGGTCGCCGCCACAATCTCGACACCATCCGGCCACTCCACCGTCAGCAGCCGCGGGTCGACCGTGTCGGCGGCGAGCCACAGCAGCCCGGCGGCGAGCGCGTTAGTCATCGCCGCGCCCCCGCCTCAGCGGGCTGCCGAGAAAGGCCCGCGAAGCCTCCAAATGCACGTTCGTCAGCACGCGAATCAGGTCACCGCGCAGTGCGCGCGCCCGTTGCTCGTCTAGGGACACGCCGTCGTAATAGTGCTTGATGTCGGCGACAAGCTCGTCAGCCAGCGCCGCCAGATCATGCTGAGGTGGCATTACAGCCACCCCATCCTGGCCGCCGCCGCATCCTCAGCCTCGGCAGCCCGCTGCTCGTGGTCCTCGACCGCCTCCACCGCCCGGCTCAGCGGCATCAGCCGCTCGGCAATGCGCGGAAGCCGGCCGGCGTCGAGCCGCTCAGCCTCCCGCAACAAGCACTGCGCCTCCTGATATACGCGCCAGAGCAGGGTATCGAGGGACGGCCGGGTCACAGCAGCACCGCCAGCCACGCCACCGTCACCAGCGCGCAGAGCACTGCCATCGCCATTCCCAGCGCATCGAGGATCACGCGCGCCTCCTGATCGCGTGCGCGCTCCTGGGGCGTTTTGCGGCTCTTTTTTTGTCCCATTCGGCAAGGCTGGCGGGGATGTCGACGAATGTCGTCGGCGAGTCCTCTTCCTTCAGCAGATGTTTTTCCAAAGCCATGAAAGCATCGAACGCGGCGCCGAGCATCTCGTCGCTAATCGAGCGGCGGCTGTCAGGATGCAGCCCTCGTCGGATTGCATTGAAGACCGCCTTGGTCATGATCCCGTGGCGGCGGTTCATTATGGCCTTGGCCTCGGCCTGCTCCTTGCGGTGCCGGGGCAAATATGTGTCCTCCAACATTTCCTTGACCCGCGCGGCGACGGTTTGTTGGAAGGATGCCGCCAGTTCGGCTTTGTACTGGCCGATCGCCCGATCAAACTTCTGCTGTGCCGTTAGCGAGAGCATGTCGCGAGTTACGACCGGCTCGCGGCGCCCCTCTTCACGAGCAACGGCCGACCGCAGGACGGTGCTGGTGAGCCCAGTCTCCTTCTCGACGGCCGGATAGGACTGCCCTGCATCCAGGATCAGCTTCGCGGCGATTGTCGCCGCGGCCGACTCGTTCTTGCGCCGCTGCGGCTGTAAGCTGCCCTTCTTGGGCTTATCTCCATTAATAATACGATTGATATCGGCGCGCATCGGCTCGCCTCCGGCCTGTAATTTTTCGTCCAACGTTTTGCGGATGACGCCGGGTTCCCGTTGTTCAGCGTCTCTAACCTTGCGGGCGAAATGGATTTGCTTGCTGGTGATGCCAATGTCGGCGACGGTTGGATCATTATTCTCAATAGGAATATTGATTTTTGATTTACGATCGCCGCCAACTGTTTGTACTTCACCCCGCTTCTGCGCGGCATCGTATTCGTCGGCTAGACGGATTTGGGCGCGAGCCTCGATCGTCAGGGCATCGGCCATCATCTGACGGGCCGTTGCGCATACCTCGGCATGCGCGCTCTTCAGTTTAGCAAATCTGAGTGCGGCCTTAGCGACATCGTAGATTACGCCCGCTTCTTGGCTCGCCTCGATAATCTCGGCAGAATTGGTCGCTGCAACAAGCAACGCCGTGGCCCGCGCGATCATGCGCGGGAGCGTCTCAAGTTCATTCGTCATCCGAGTCTGTCCAATGGTGGAGGAACGGGGCCGAAGCCCCGCCCAACGCGCTATTCGTTGTCGTTGTTGTTCTCCGCAGGAACAACTTCCCCTTCGAGCATGTAGCGCCGCTCCTTGCGCGAGGAGTGGTAACGCCGCATGACGATGTTGAGTGCCTTGGAAATTGTGGCCGCCTTCTGGTCGGCCAACTCGTGTGCCGCGTCGAGCGCCTTCGCCTTGTCGCGGATCATTATCGCGGCAAAGATGTTGTCGGCCGACAGCGAGCCTTCTTTCGCTTGCTCGTCATAGACCGCGCGCAACAGCGCCCGGTAGGTGGGCCCGTCCTCCTCGTCAGCGACGAGGATGCGGTGGATGTCCTCGACGAGGTCGTTAAGTGTGCGCTCGGCTTTCAGGAAACGCTGCCACTCCTCGATCTTCTCGGGGAGAGGCGGAGGCATCACATGCCGGAGGCTATTAGCCATAACAGTCCCTTTCTACGGGCCACAATGCCCGTGTTGGCGCACGGTCGGCTTGTGCCGGTCGTGGGAGTATATTACCTTCAACCAGATTGAAGGGGCAACACCAAAAGTTCAGCAGAGTTGAATGGGCCGCTCGAGGATGGCGGCTAAGCGGTCAGCCCGTTCGCGCTTTGGGATCGGGTCTGCTTTGAGCCTTACGTTTCCGCGCAGCGAGCGGGATCGTTTTACTCACGGAAACTAGCTGCGTCTGCAGATCACCCGGGAGTTTCGACGCGTCCCCTCGATATATCCAATCGAGTGTTATCGGCAAGTGATCGCAGATTGTGTGGGCCGCGTCTATGTCGGGGCGGGCCGTAGCCTTAAGCCAGTTATTCACACGCGGTGGGGGAAAACCACACCGCCGGGCAAGCTCGGCCTGGCTCATCCGTAGCGCCGCCAATGTGGCGCTAAGCCGCCAAGCAATATCGGCGTTTGAACGGCCCGTGTTCACGCCTCCTAAGGTGCGGGATTCTGTGCTCCTGCGTAATTCAAGGGTTCATCCTCCTTGAAACCTTCAGCCGCGTTGAATATGCTGCCAACCACCATGACAGCCGGCGATTTCATCGATGCGCTTGGCGGCACATCCGAGGCCGCCGCTATAGCTGGTGTCGGTCCAAGCGCCGTCAGCAACTGGCGTAAATTCGGCCGATTGCCTCCCCGCCTTTACCTGCGTTTTGCCGCCGCCGCTCGCGAACGGGGCATTCATGCGCCTGAGCGACTCTTTGAAGAGAGGCGCGAGGTGGCATGACCAACGATGTCTCGACACTACGCAGCAATCTGGCGGCGTGTCTTTATACCAAAAGCACATTTCGATGACGGCGGCGGCCGACCTCCGCCTGATCTACGGCCCGAACGCAGCGAAGAAGATCGCGCGCCACTTCGGTATCGCCGTGGTGACCGCAAAGGTCTGGTTGTCGGGGCGCACGCCAGCGGCGCGGCAAGGGGAAATTGCCAAGGCGCTATTGGCCGAGTGCGACCGGCTCGAAACCATAATCGCCGAAACGCGCAAGCGTTGGGCTATAGGGGAAACCAGCGATGAAACGCTTGGCGTTGTGGCTCGGGAAGACCTTGATCGGCCTGGGCAGACGCTTCGTAGAGTACGCCGCTAGCAAGAAACCCCGGCAATGGTGGGTCGCATGACCGCCGCCATCCCGGCCGCCGTTCTTGTGGGCCACGCCTTGCGACGGTGGGCGCGGTGATACACACGAGCCGCATCCCGGAAGAGTACCGCATGGCGGAAGCGACGGTGTTGTGTACCCCATCCGGCTGGTGGCGTCGGGGCACCCAGCCGGTACGCCGGCAGCCGGCGGCGGCCAACCTCCGGCCGCAGCTTCCCCCTGCGCCGCGCTGCCGGCGGCTCTCGTGAGGTGCGCTGATGTCTAGCGCGCCGCAGCTAATCCCCGTCGAGCCCGTCGCCTCGTTTGGGTACGTCTATCGTATCGTCAACATCAAGACCGGCGCGGCTTATATCGGCGTGACAACGCGGTATCCGAGCGCGCGATGGGCTTCCCACCTATCAACCGCAAAGCACAATCCGCTGCATCTTATTCATCGAGCCATAGCGCGACATGGCGTCCGCGCTTTTCGCTTCGAGGTCATCGCAACCGCTGATGACAAAGCGTCGCTTGCACGCCTAGAGCAAGAGTTAATCGTCTCCCTGAAAACGCACGTGCGCGACGGTGGATACAATTTAACCGGCGGCGGTGACGGAGCTTGTGACGTAAGTGACGAGACACGCGAGCGCATGCGTGCGGCGCGCAAGGCACTTTGGCAAGACCAGGATTTCGTCGAACGCGTTATTGGGGCACTGCGCGGGCGCAAACTGGCGCCTGAACATCGTCAGCGCCTGATCGACATTCAAACCGGCAAACCCTTATCTAAAGCACATCGGGAAACGCTATCGCGAATAGCTAAAGGGCGGATCATATCTCCCGAACAGCGAGCAAAGATCTCGCGCTCGCTGACTGGCCGCAAAGCCGATCCCACCGCCGTTAAAGCGCGAGCCGACGCCATCAGGGGACGGTCGCCCTCTGAAGAAACCAGGAAGAAGCTAACCGAAGGGCAACTCCGACGCTGGGCTAAGTGGCGCGAGGAACGCGGCAATGTCTGAGCCCGTGACAGTGGTCCTCATGGGGCCTCCGACTCCCTTCGCCCGCATGCGCATCGCCGCCCGCACCGGCGCCCACTTCGTCCCCGCGCCGCAGCGCAACGCCATGGCCGCGCTCCGCATCGAAGCCGCCAACACCATG